AAAAAATAGGGCATTTAGTGATCCATCCTGTCAGCTAATCCAACATCACCAAAGACCTGAAGGCCGTTCGTGCCGGTTGTTTGTTTGATTTCCGCGCGTGCTCCATTCTTGGCTGTAACTTCAATGTTCATTGTTCCTTGAACCTTCTGTGTTCCTGCCACAGGAGCCGTGCTATACACTCCGCCAGCGGGAGCAGGTGCAGGAGTTGGAGTGGATTTCTTGTCGCCAGAGCCCCATCCTAGTTTCCCCTTCAGCCAGCCAATGGCGTCTTTGAACGATTCTGGCAACATATCCGACAGGTCGAATTTGCCAAAAAAGTCATGGAACTTTTTGCCGATGTCTCCTAGAATTTTTTGAGCACCAGCCAAAAGATCAGGGCCGATTTTCTTGAAGCTGTCAGGAACCAAATTGAATGACGCATCAAACATCTTGAAGAAGCCATCGACGATCTTGGACATATCGCCAGTGAACAAACCGCTCCACAGCGTTTTGATTCCATCAATCCAACCGGAAATTACTTTTTCAATGTTGCTGACCGCGCTGGTGAAAATTCCCGTGATGCTGTTCCACAACTGAGTGAAAAATGGGCCAACCTTGTCCCAGTTTGAGATGATCAGCGCTGCGCCAGCTGCTATCGCTGTGATCACTGCACCGATAGGATTAGCAACAAATGCAATTCCGACAGCCTTGATGATTGGGATTAATGCAAAAAAAGACTGCCCGAGGGTTAATAAGGATCCAACAAAAGATCCGATTGCAATGATCACCTTGCCCGCCATCAAAGCAGCGAGTGCTTTGAGAATCGTATCGAATCCGCCGATCTTGTCATACAGCTCCCCAATCGCATGGAAACAGTCCATTGCTTCATTAGCCAGCTTTTCAAAATCGACTTTCTTCAAGCTATCTGCCAGCTTTGAAACTGCCTCTGAAAGACGGCCAGCGAACGCATCCTTGTTTTTTGCGAGGAATTCTGTTAGGTCATCAATTAGCGGTCCGAGTACCGGTGCAAGTTTCGCGCTGATCGTGTTTCCGAATGAATCAAAGACAGCGCCAAGATCAGTGAATTTGTCACCAAGTGAAGCGGCTGCTTTGACATCATCTTGAGACATCGTGAGGCCAAGATCATGGGCCTTTTTCTCCATGTCTGCCAGCCCTTTCGAGCCGTCCTGGAGCATCGGGATCAGCTTTTGACCAGCGTCGCCAAAAGCAGCAATCGCCATCCGAGCGCGAACACTAGAATTCGTATTCCGCTGGATAGCATCAGCGAATTCAGGCAGAACATCAGCAGCAGTTCTCACATGACCATTAGCATCTCTGAGAGAGATTCCGAGTTTTTTGAACAGGCTGGCTAATTCTTCATTTTTGCCCGCTACTGCCTTAGCAATATTCTCGTTGAGTTTGCCAAGGGCTGAATTCATATCCTCAGCCGTGGCACCGCTCATCTTGGCAGCATATTGCAGAGATTGAAGCCGTTCAGCGCCAATACCCAGTCGAATAGATGCCTTGTCTATCGCGTCCCCTGTATCTAGGAATTTGCTCATCATCTGTGACAATGAGAATCCCACAGCAGTGGCAGCAGCAGTCAGCGGTAATGCAAGTTTCTTTGCAGCGTCCGTGACCTTGTTCGTGACGTTGGTCAACGAACGCCGAAAGAACAGAAACTGTTTATTCAGTTTCTTGAAATTGTCAGATTCGAGAAGTTTTCTAAAACTTCCCCATTTATCAGAGAGCTTTTTGATTACGGGACTGAGCTGATCCCTAACAGCAAATATCGCTGTGAGCCTAAGGTCTTTTGCCATTCTGTGCCTCTTCCCGCTTTCTCAAGCGTCTGTACTGTTGATCAAATAGGAACGCATCCTCTAGCGTCATCTCAAGAATTTGGCTGGGAGGCATACGCCAAACCCAGCCAATATCAAAAAACCAATCTGTTAATTCTTGAATTGAGATGTTTAAGAGGCCGTCCGTTGTCCGAAAAAACCCGTGATCTCAGCGCAAATTTGCAGATAATCCTCTGCGCCAAGTTCATCCACTGTGCTCATCGGGATGCTGGCGCACTCAGATATGTACTTCGCACAGCGATCAGTCAGCATCTCAAATGAGCCGTCCTGATTAAAAGAAAAGGGGAGTCCGATTTGTTTAATCAGCTTGCCCTTCGGGCTTTTCAGATGGAGCTCGGTCAGTTCAGTGTCACCGAATTTCACCGGCTCTGTGAGTTTCATTAAATGCTCCATTTGCCTGTTTCTCCTGCAAAATTGATCGTTGTGTCACTGTCATCACCAGAGACTTCGATTGAGTCTGTGACGAAAGCACCGCCTAGGGTGTAGGTCCAGCCGTTCGCAAATTCTGCGACAACTGTCATGTCAGCTCCCGTCTGCAATTTCGCAACAGGGAAGTTTTTGTCCACGACAAATTGACCGCTGATGGTCGGAACAACTGGAATTTCCTTGTAACCACTGACACGACCATTCGCGATGATGGCCTCACGTGAGACATTAGAGGCCGTGGCCGTCATAGAGCCTTTTAGTAAAAGAACCTGCCCATCAATCTTGACATAGCAGGTGCCAGCAATTAACTCAGCCATTTTTTACGCCTCCTGATATTGAAGTCTGAACTGATTGAGAAGTGCAAAGATTCTGAGCTGATTGACGTAATCAGGCGGGAACAGCACATTGATGCGGTTCACATTGTCGGTGTCACGTTCAACAACCAGATAGCGCTCAAAGAGCGTGGCATTTTCGACAATGCCTTGATACTCGAGTTTGGCGTATGCCACTGTGAGCTCAGAACGGATGATCTTAGGTGTCACGATTGCCTGACCAGGACCAAAATTGGTGCCGTCATTGGCGAGTTTGTGGCGTCCGTACTTCGATGTGATCAGGCCCTTGAGATAGCGAAGAACATAAGCAGTTGTAAACAGAGTTTCACAATCGACATAGCTCAGATCCTGTTCACCGTATTTATTCACGCGATAGTTCGTGACCTCACGCTCAATCTGAACAACACCTGCCACAGCGGTAAGAGTAGCCATGCCGTTTTGAAGGAGCGTGTTGCGCTCGGTTAGTTGGAACATTTCTCCTGTAGGCGCTCCGGTGATACCAATGAGCGAACCGGTTTGTGTCGGTCGTGCCGGATCTGCATCAATGAACACCTTAGTGCGTGCCACCGCGCTGGCGATAGCTTCTACATCCCAGGAGCCGAAGTTTGGCTCAAGGGCAAAAGTCGTCATGTGCTGATCGTTGCGAGTTTTGCCGAAAGTCAGCAGAGTGTTGTAGTCACCGCGCTTGGCAGTGATCACATGACCATAGAGCATTTGGTAAGGAGACCATCTGCCGGAAGTATCGTTCATCAGGTCCTGGAAGTCATCGAGCACATCAGCACTGCAATAAGGATTGCCGATGTATTCATAAGCGTCACTGCCCATCGCCTTGAGAGCGTCTGTCAGGTCAGGATCAGTGGCACCACCGCTCATTGCGGCAATCTCGACACCCAGGCCAGGAACGTCCATCTCACCGCCAATCGCTCCTTTGACATTCTTACGAACAAGGATGTTGTTTCCGAGCGTTCCGCCATTGCGTGCAGTGATCGTGACCACACCTGCTTCTGCCGAGGCTGTAACAGGCAGGTCACCTTTTGCTGTAATAGCGGAAGCCATAGAGGTGGCAACAGTATTTGCAGCGTCTTTTGCTGCTACACCGACGCGAACGAGGTCTGCACCGATGTACAGATATACCGTACCTGATTCAGAAGCAGTGCCGGTTATTGTCACGGTGGCGGATGCTTTTGTTGTAGTGCTCGCGTCTTCAAGCGGGATGCAGTACAGCGCACCGAGCACGTCCGTGTTTCTGTACGCTTCGACCATTCTTGCGAGCATGGAACCACGGCCAAACAATGTCTTTGCCATAGCAGCGGAAGAAACTGCAACCGGTTTGCCCGCTGTTGCAGTACCGGAATCAAGCATTTGACCGAATAACAGAGCCACATTGCTGTTTCCAGGCGTAAATGCAGCAGAGTTATCAACCTCTGCATAAAACAGAGGGACCATCAAGCCGTTTCCTGATGGAATTGTGTTAAAAGAGACAGGCATCTGTTACTCCTATTGATTTAACAAAATCTTTACCTTTTCGGAAATTCCGTCCTTCTCAAGATCAATATCGTTCTCTTTGAATGGCGGATAACTTTCGTAGAGTGTTTTTTGGTAGGTGTCGCTGTAGTCCAGGCGGTACATTGTTTTGAAGTCGAATCGGTAGGCCATGCGCTCTGGGTCGAGATAAATTACCTCTGCACCGTCATAAGCGAGTTTTTCGAGGTGCTTAGGGTCTGGGCTCCAAAACAAAATCGCGTGGAAAAGCTCCCCGCGAATTTTGTCGATCTGCTCTAAGTCTCCCTGGCCTCGAAGTTCTTCATTGTTCTGGTTAGCAACGAGGACGATCACGGCCAGCGAGACATCAACATTCTGTAGGTATTCACCGTTTAATGAATACTGTCCGCCTTGTTCATTCTCAAGAACAACATAAGCAGCCGGAAGATCAGGAGCCTCAACCCTGACTAGAGAATCAACAGCCCATGCACTAGCTCCTGCAACACGTCCTTTGAACGATGGACATCGTTCTCTGATCGCTTGGATGTAGTCTGAAATTCTGATCATCATGATTTAATTCCCTTAACAAAAGCATCCTCCATGCGATCCTGGAAGCGTTTCCGGTATTCCTCAGCAACCACAGCGATAAAGTTCTCACGAGGGAGAGCAACTTTGTTTCCCTTGCGCTTTTTGGATTGCTGGTTATCGGAATCTGTACGGGGGCCACGGTGCCCATAAACTACAAATGCGGGATAAAACACCCTCATTTTCGATGTCTTGGTAGGACGAACATACACGGCTCTTCCGCTCTTTCTCACTGAGACCCTGATGGAGCTGTGCATTACACCTGAATCACGTCCTGGCGGTTCCCCAGGTTTTGATACAGCCCTTTTGCTGATGCGCTGTCTGGCCTCTTTCGCTACATCATTTCCGGTCTTGCGAAGTTCGGATTTGATAACTTTTTTTTCAAAGTCCCAAAATGTGAACCCGTCTGGCGTGCGTACCTCAAGAAAATCGCCAATCATGATTGAACAACTCCTTCCTGCTGCACATCTATCACCGTGAACCGATCCTCTCCGGCAATATCAGAAACTCTGCGCACGCGATACTTCAAACCGTTGCAGACGATACGAATCAATCTGGTTAAATCTTGCGGGCGCGTCTTTCCTTCGATGAATCTAGTGAAAACACGATGCGTGACAGTTCCTTCTATCTGCGATGTGTTCCAGAAAATCTGAGCGCCTACCGGCTCGATGTTCCCCCAGACTGTGAATGAGTTGGTTGTGACATTAGAGAATCCTGCCGAATCGTTTGGCACCGATTTTCTGAGCTCGAATGTGACCCTGTGCCTGAGGTCACCGACATTTGGCAGGTTCATAGGTGCTCCAAAACTCGGTCATAAATGATGAATCGGTCTAGCAGGTGGTCGTAATGACGAATCTTTGAATCTTGGCCCTCAGTGATGCTCCTGCGCTCGTAGAGATCGGTCACATACAACTTGATCCATGTCTTAATGCTGTCTGGAACATCATCAATGCTCGTGCAAACTGCACGCGGATCAGTGTCTTTGACGATCTCACGATCACAGACTTGTTCTGCAAACTCTGTCGCAGCCATGCCATAGGATTGAATCAGTGCATCATCAGCATCATGCTCAACTCTTAGGTGCTGTTTCAGCTCCTCGAGCGTCACCGCGATTTTCGTCATGATTCAGCTCCTCTTTCGGTTCATTTTTCTTCTTTCCAGGTTTCGGAACCTCTGCAAAACCTTCACGAATCAACATCTCAGCTGTGCCATCAGATAACACGACGATGGAGCCAGCTTCAAAACGTCCGACTACTGTCAAAACAGATTTTGTGATTTTTACTTTCATAAGAAAAAAGGGAGCGGTTTCCCGCTCCCAAACCATGACAATTCAGATTAGGCGCCAGGTTTTGTAGGCATAACCAAAGAACCACCAACCAATG